GGGCGCTGCGGGTCAGCCACGGGAAAAGGGTCTTCATCACGCGTTCCGACCTCCGGCTCCATCTCCTCCCCAGGCTGGGAGGGCATGGGAGGGGCTCCTTGAGCCCCACCGGAGGGACGGTCGGCGTGTCAAAGACAACCATTCGCCCTTTGCCGTTTGCCCTGGTCATGCCGAGGAGCTCACAGAACGTGAAGCGCCTTGGATGGACGAAGGATTTGTCCAAGTTAGCCGAAGAACCCAGGGCTGTGATGGCCACGTTGTACTCCCCGAGCTCCACGTTGACCGTGGACTCGAGGGACATCGCGAGCGCATCATCGCCGTGGGTTCTCGACCAACTGAACGCTTCCGTCGCCCAGTCATTGACCCAGGAAAGAACGACAAAGGAGAGCGGAGTGCCCATCGGACTCCCTCGTCTCGCTGTCCACTCGAGCGTGACACTCTCCTCCTTGCTACCTTTCGGCATTTCAGCCGTACAGGTCCAAGAAGTGGGAGGGTCAAGCCCAAGGCTTGCACGAGCCTGGTCTACATCCGCTGTGCGGATGAGACCGGCCTCAGCAAGGGCGGACACGACGACCTCGCACGCGTCCAAGGAAAGGCCGTCCGTGGCCTGCCGCAGGTCGGCGGACACGAAGACCCTCCCTGGGCGCGCGCGAGGGATGAGATGATCAATGTGCTCGGGACCGCGCTTCACATGCTTGCTGCCAAGCAAGTATGTCGACTCGCGTATCCAGGTACCCTCGACAAAGGTGAGTGCGGGCGGGACCCCCACCAACCTTGTTTTGAGACCTGGAGCCGCGAGCAGGGCTCCGCGCGTGGGATGGGAGTAGCCCGGCTGGCCGAGCTGTTCCTGTCTCCACGCGCGGAGCTGAAGTACGCCGAGCGCACGGATCGCCTCATCATATCCAATCGCACCGCGGGGCACGCGCCGGATCCTCGAGAGGCAAAACCTCCCCAGGGAATCCTGCGCGTGAGCCCTGAAGGGAGCGTCGAGGTGGGACTGCTCAAACTGGGCCCCGGAGAGGTACGCGAGTTTCGCGCGTTTCTTCGGGTCCACGGTCAGGGCAGACCTCTCGACATCCTTCAGGGCCAGACGACCCGCGGTGCGAAGATATTCGTCGAGTCCGCCCTTGCTGCCAGGCAGCTCGTAGCAAGACGCGACAGACGAGGGAAGGGTACTCGGCGCTCTAGGCATCCTGCGGGACTGTGTCCTGTCCAGGATATGCCTCCGAAGAGCGCGAAGTGCCCAATCCGATGCGGGATAACCTCTCTTCGCCAACTCAACGCTCGCGTGGAGCGACTTCCTCATCTCCCCTGGCGGGGGAGCGGGAAGTCCACGCGCAGCCTTCGAGAAAGCGAAGCCCGACCTCGGTCTCTCGGCGGAGAGCTTGAACACCGCCTTTGCGAGGTCCCTAGGGACCCCAGGCGGTGCTTGGGCTTGAGCACCGAGAGCCGAGGCACGGGCTCCTTGGCTGAGTGCCTTCACTCTCTTCGCGGTCTCGAACCACCCGCAGGATCGGGTGGTCCGAAGGACCCAGGTGTGAAGGTACCAGCCGAGGGAGAGGTTGTCCCAGCCGGAGAAGACAAGACCAGACCAGACAGCTCTCCAAACTGTCTGGTCTGCGTGACGTTCGCCACATCGGTGCCGGGTGGCACCCCGAGTCTTACGACTCTGGGTGTCAACCTGCTCCGCTCTGTGGATCTTAAGGACAGACGTTAGTCTGTTCTTGGTGTTCCG